CCCAGCCTTTTTCCCGGTCACTGTCGGACATTAAAAGCTTTCTTATTTCCGGCGTGATATGCTTTCGGTCTATTTCAAATAAGGCCCTGTCCTCGCCTCTTGCGTAATTTAATTGTTTGCCTTTTTTGATTAGCTTCTCGTATATCTTGTCTCGTGGGTCTTTCTTTAGCGTGGCCTTGGGCGCTTCCGCTGGTGCCTTTGCAAGTTTGGTTAAGTCCTCAACGCTCATGTTCATCAGGTCGTTAGCCACGGCGGCAACGTGTTCGGGCGGGGTGTCCTTGTGAAGTGCGTTTACTTTGGTTGCGGCGTCGCTGTGGGAAGGTGCTTGCCCTGCTGGAAGTGGTTTAGCGGCGGCGGCGTTGATGTTGGCTTTTTCCTGGGCGTTTGGATTTTTTACTTGGCGGCCGTCCTGATAATAACGGGTGTGCCCTAGCTTGTCTTTCTTTTGGCCGGTGAATCCGGCTTCCATCAGCCGCTTGCCTGCGGCCTTGGCGGATTGCATGGCCTCGATAATAATACGAGCAATAAAAGCGCCCTGGGCGCCGGTAAGGTTTTTCATGGCCTGCCTTGCTAAAAAGCGCCGGGCGCCGGTTAGGTTAGCGCCACGACGGTAATAGGATTTTCAGTCTCGATGATGCCTAGGATTAATAAGTATTTTTGCCTTGCCTCATCAGCGTTTGCTGCCGGTATGGTAAGGGTCGGGTTGTCACGGATGGTGCATTGATACGTTGTTGCCGCCGGCGCTGCTGGTGCGGGCGCCTGGGTGCGTGCCTCCCCGGTGGATGGGTCCGAGGTGGGCACGCTGGCAGGGGCAGATTGGGAAACTTTTTTAGCCATTGTTAGTTAGACCCAAATACAACGTAACGGGGATCACGAACAGCGGCGACGCCCATTAAGCTGGCTTTCACTGCCAAGGCAATGTCTTGCTCAAACTCTCTTGGGTTTTGCGCTGGTGCTTCCACGACGGTAAGCGGTTTGGCTTCCCGCCAGATGAACGCTTTCTTGAAGTCGCCCAGGAATACGTAGGAATCGGCGGTGGATGAAGCTATGCCGGATTCGGTCAGTAACCTACGGGCGTGAGGGCTGGTCAGGATTTGATAATCCTTGTCCAGTGGGTTTGGCGCTTCGATTTGATCGGGGTTGCCGGTGGTGGCAAAATCTCCCGACTTGGTCACGGTCGCTGAAAATGCCCTAATCGCTCGGTAGCGGTTAGCGGGCATGACAAGCATTTGTTTGGGCTCGATCAAAATGTTCTTGCCCGTGTTGGGGTCAAGCATGTTCGTGAAAAGCTGTTCCAAGGTGTTAACCGAGGTCCAGTCTTTCAACGTAAAGCTGGTCACGGAATTTACCCAAGCGCCGCTAGATAAATAGGTGTTGTAGCTGGTGCCGTTCCACTTGTGGTTATTGGTCAAGCCAAGAACGACTTTTAAAATGCGTTCTTCACGTGCCAGGCCGCAATAGGTGCCGACGCTGCCGGCGCTGTCGAGAATTTGGCCGGTAAGGTCGCTGTAGATAGCTTCCATGGTGACGGCGCAAATTTTACCGATCTTCTCGATGGCGGGATACTCGATGTAGTTCGGGCTGAAGGTGGTATGCGGGTAGGGCATGCCTTCTTCGACCTTTTCCACGCTGTCAATCACGTTTGACAACCATGGCACCTTCTGTTCTTTAAGGTTGCCGTTGGTGACTGGGATAGTTTCGCAAACGTCGTCGCCGATCAGTTTGGCAAGATCAAACTTATCCTTGATCTCGTTTACTAAAAGCTGGCCAGTGATGGCGGTAAAGCTGGATGCGTCGACGCCTTCGCTGGCTTCTTGGACCCTGACGCCGCTGTTGTAGCGGTACAGGTTTTCGGCCCAGTTATGGCCCATAAAGCTTTCGGCCAGTTGGCGAATGCTGATGCTGTGCTTGCTGATTTTTTTCTCTCGGATGGCGTCACCCAAAAACTTTGCGGTCTTGGTGATGCCGTACGATTCAGTAAGCTTTTTAAGTTTTTGTCCTAACATGGTTTGGTTCCTTTCGGGGGTTTTAAATTACTTGGATACGGGGTTTAAGGTGGACAACAATTGCACCTTGATCTTGGTGCCGGTAGTGTTTTCGATGACCCGGCCGATGGCCAATGCCACGCCGGAAACTTTGGCTAGGGTGCCTGGCAATAAGGCGTTGCCGGTGTCCTTGGCGGGCCCGACAAAATCGCCGATCACGTAGCTGGCGCTTGAGGCGTCAAATTCAAACACGCCGCTGCAATCCACTCGGATAATGTTGTCGGTTGAATTGCCGTGAACCCTGGCTTCGCCTGCCAGCTTCTTCTGACCGGAAAGGCCAAGAAACTTGGTCGCAAAGTTGGTTTGGGTGGTGGCAAGGTTGGTGTCCCAGGTTTCAGCGCTGGCAAGGTAAACATTGCCGGACGTGTAACCAAGGATGTCGCCAACGGCGATTGCGGTGGCGGTTTGGCATGGGGCGCTTACGGGGTTGGTTTCGCCGTATAAATATCTGGACATGGTTCTTTTCCTTTCTTAGCTGTTCTTAGCTGTTGATTAATTCAGTCAAAAACTGGGTATAGGTATCAGTTGCAACCACGCTGGTTGAAACTGGTTTTACAATGGTGCGCTTGGCAACGGCCTTGCGGTCTGCAATCAGTTTTGGCCAGGCCGATTCTTTCAGCTTCATAAGCTGCGTAACGAATACGGTGGTAATGGCCTCGCTTGGAATTTTTGCTTCCTTGCAAGTGCGCAAAAGCTTGGCACGTTTTTTCCTAAGACTTTCTTGGACACGGTAGGCGTCCAACTCGGCCATTAATGCCTGCACTTTAGGGTTGATTGATTCATACCGATTTTGTTTTCTACCTCCAAACTGCCCGTAAATTGCGTCGGCATGTTTTCTTTGTTCTTCTTTTTCTTTTTCCTTAGCTGCATTTTTTGGAGGATACATGCCGGTTTTTGCAAAGTATTCTGCGTTTTCGTAATCTTCTTGGCGGCCTTCTTCAACGGGTTCCTCATCACCTAGTAGGGCGGATTCCATGGCGGCGCTTTCGTCGTCGCCGTCGTCGCCTTCCTCGATGGGTTCCATTTCCTGATCATCGACGCCGTCCCCCTCGGGTGCTGGGGCTGGCATTTCCTCGTCGTTTTCTGCGACGGGTTCGGCGCCTTCGTCGTCCATCAGCTTGAGGGCGCCAAGGATTTTCTTGCGCTTGTCGGCGGCTGATAGGCCGGCGTCGTTGACGATTGCCATGATGGCGTTGCCCAAGTGCTCGGCGTAGTTGTCGCCTTCGTCAATGGCTTCATCAACGGGGGCTTCGTCCATGTCGCTGTTGATTGCCGGGGGTGGTGCCATTTCTGGATTTTCATCAGGGTTCATCTGCCTGTTCCTTTCGTTGTAGCTTTCAAAAATTCCTCGGGTCGTTGCGGGGTCGGCCACTAGGTCGACGCTGTCCACGTCCCGTATCTCTGTGACTAACTCGCCGCCCTCGGCGGTGTTTTTGACTTCTGCGGTTGCGTTGTGGCTTAAGCCGATGGCGCTGGGGTCGTTCTTGATCCACCAGTTAAAGGCTTCGGCTAAAGGGTGCTTTGGGTTGTATTGCAAGTCGCCATACAGGCCATCGGCGCCCATGCGTACGTTGACCATGCGGCCGAAACGCTCCGAGAATTTGCGGGGGTCGGTGCCGGTGTTGTGGTCAAGGTTGACCTTGACGCCCTCGTACTTGTGCACGGCGGCTTGGATTGCTTCTTTGGTGTAGGTGCGGTTGTTGCGTGATTTGAAGCCGAGGATTGTGCCACCTGGGCCAGGGGGGGGTGGGGGATTTTCTCCACGGGCCTTGACGACGGCAATGGCGGCCACTTTGGGCAGGCCCTTAATGACGTCTTCCATGATGTTGATAATTCTGCTCATACTTGTAAATGACACGGTGGCGGGGGTGAATGATTAATCGGTGAAAATTTTCAACATTTCTAGGCCCTGCTCATACAGCGCCATGGTGTCGCCTGCGGTGTGCCCGGTGGCCCGTGCGGCTTGGGTGATAGTGGCCCGGTTGAAATAACGCTCTCGCATGACTTGGGCGTGCTCGGGGGGCAGTATTTCCAGGGCGTCGCTAATCAGGTCGTCGGCGGCGTGCCTGCGGTCCATGCCGAGCTCATCCCCGATCAGCGGGTCGAATGAGTTTTCCCACAATGGCCGGCGCCCGAAAACATAGCGGTAGATGCTGCCCTTGACCCAAAGGCCCGCATAGGCCCCGAAGGTCACGCCTTTGGAATCGTCCCAATGGTTTGCGGCCTTGATCAGGCCCAGCCAGCCTTGCTGCTGTAGGTCGTCCAGTTCGGCGGTGGACATGGACTTATAAAAGCTGGCCACTTTTAGGACTAGGGGCTCATGGGCTAGGATTTGCTCGTGGGTTGCAGGCATGCGGCCCCTTTAAAACGTGGGCGCTGGTTGGTCGGGCTGAGGTGCTCCCCCTGCTCCTTCAGCGCCGGCGGCGTCTTGTGCCGGCTGGCCTTGTGCCCCATCGGTGCCCGGCTGCTGCTGCGGCGGCTGGGCGGGATCGGCCTTAAGATTTTTGCTCTCGGTTTCGTAGTCCAAGCCTAATTCGCTGCAAATGGTTTGCTTGGATTTGATACCAATTTCTAAATAAGTTCGGTTGGTGCTGGCTTCCCGGTCGGTGTCCCGTGTTACCAGGCTGGGCCCTTCGCATTTGATGGTCACGTCGGTTAATACGCTGGCGGGCAAAATGCCACGGTCTACGGCGGCCCGGATCTGGCGCCATATTAAACTGCGGTTGGGGTTGAGTCGGCGCTCCCCGAATGCCTGCCCTAGTAATGCCTGCATGCGTTTGAAGGTGCGGTGGGCTGGGCCTTCGGCGACTAGGGCGCTGGCGTAGTTGTTGTTGCTGGCGTCGGCCGACATCATGGTTTCACTGATGCCGTAGCGGCTGGCGATGGCCCGCAAATTAGCCTGCAAGGCGTCGATGATGCCGCCGGCGTCCAGGTTGGCTGCGGGAAACTCGTAATCAATGTTGTCCGACGACGTGAGAATCGACCCGTAGCCAAAACGGTTGAGGTTTGACGTTTGGCCGGTGTTGGGGTCGGTGATGGTGGCGTCGGTGCTGGTGGCGCTCAGGGCTGCCAGGGCGTCGGGCGGTGCGTCCTTGACCTTGCGGATGACGGCGAATTTGGCCCGTGCCTTGGCCAGCGTGATCAAGCTGGTTAGCAGGTCTTCGCAAAAGCGAAAATTGCCTTCGACGGCGTAGGTGGTGGGCAGGCCACGCTTGGCATTGCTGTCGGTGTTTAACTTTAGATGCAGGATGTTTTCGGCTTCAATCAGGGTGGGGGTCAGGCTTTCAAACGGGCGTTCGATCACCCAATAGCCCCGAATGGTTTGGGCGTCTTCGGGGTCCGATTCAATCCCGAATGAATGATCGGGCTTGGTGGTGTTGTCGCTGGGGCTGCGGATTAGTTCGGGCTCGATAAAGCGCAATGCGATTAGCCCGCCCTGTTGGGGGAACACCCGGATGAAACATTCGCCGTCGACGTGTAGGCGGCGGATGGCTTCGGCCTCAATGTTGGGCAATTCGGAAGCTTCCCGGAACAGGTCGATTAACTCCTGCACCTGGCGCACTAGGCTTTCGGATACGGTTTTTTTCCGGGGCATGGCCACGTAGGTAAGGCCGGTTCCGACGACGTAGGAAATATGGGCGTTGACGGCGGCAATGGCGTATTCGTTATTCTTGCAGATAAGCCTAGAGCGGTCTCGGATCTGCTTAAGTTGGAACCAGTTGATGTAGGTGGGTAGCGATTCGCCGGTCAGGCGGTTGTCACGTCGGGCAAGGTAGACCTGGCTGCCGCCGTCGGTGAAGCCGTAGGGGCTTTGTTCAGCGAATAGGTCGCTGCTGGTGCCGTATGGGGAAAACGGCAACGATGCGAAAAAATCGGTGCTTTCCTGAGCCTTTTTTAAGTTCATGCTGCCCCTGTGTTTATTAAGCGACGTCGATTACTGCGAATCCGGTCAGGCGGCCGCCGTCCTTGATACGTAAGTTTAAGCCTTTGCCGGCGTCGGCGGCGACAAGGGGCACGGTGGGCGTGCCAAAATTGGTCACGTATTGGTTCAAATCGCACAGAAT